ATTGGGGTGATTGCAGGGATTCCATGCGACAAATGGCTAGGGATGGTATCAAGGTGCAAACCTGTATCACCAGCCCCCCTTACTTTGGATTGCGTGATTACGGCACAGGTAAGTGGATTGGTGGCGATGAATCCTGCTCGCATAAGCGTGATACCAAGTATTCAGATAAAACCATTACAGGTCATGCCAATAAGGATTTGACTGTAGGAGATGCGATATACAAGGCGGTATGCCCTAAATGTGGGGCTATCAGGGAAGATAAGCAATTAGGCTTAGAGGAATCCCCGAAAGCTTTTGTTGATGCGATGGTAGAGGTTTTTGCTTGCTTGTGGGACATCCTTGAGGATGACGGAACGCTATGGCTCAACATAGGCGATAGCTACTCTGGTAGCGGTAAAGGTGTTGCAGGAAACTTAGGCAAAAAACATGACGAAAGAAACATGGAAGGCAAGCACTCGAAGATTATTCCCGAAGGCTTGAAAGCGAAAGATTTAATTGGTATTCCTTGGCGGTTAGCGTTTGCGTTGCAAGATTTCGGATGGTATTTACGACAGGATATTATTTGGCACAAGCCGAACCCGATGCCCGAAAGTGTGAAAGACCGATGCACGAAAGCACACGAGTATATTTTCTTACTGACGAAGAAACCGACATATTATTTCGATCACGAAGCAATTCGAGAAAATGCGGTAACGATGGAAAATAGACCGAGTGGCGTTGTGCGAGATCGAGAATACGGATACGAGAGCAAACAGGCGAAAATGCGAGAAACGAGAAATGGTGCGGTGCAACATGACAAACGAGAAAATGGTGCGATGCAACAAATTTTCGAGAAAAAAATAGAAGAAAAACGAAATAAACGGGATGTTTGGACTGTAGCAACAAAACCGTATGCAGGATCTCATTTTGCAGTCTTTCCTACAGAACTGGTAGAGCCTATGGTCTTAGCAGGTAGCAGAGTTGGAGATATTGTTTTTGACCCATTCTTTGGTAGCGGAACTACTGGAGCAGTTGCTCAAAAGTTGGGAAGGCAGTACATAGGTTGTGAGTTAAATCCAGCTTATGCAGATTTGCAAAATGAAAGATTGCAACAAAATTCACTTAAGCTATTATGAATCTTATTATGAAACCTAAGCGTTTAGGATAACGGATGAATAACTTTGGTTTTGTAATTGAGGGAGTGCCAACAGCTAAAGGTAGACCTAGGTTTACCAGCGTTGGTGGTTTTGCTAGAACTTATACTCCATCAAAAACAAAAAATGCAGAAGGCATGATTGAATGGCTGGCTACAAATGCCATGAAACAAAATGGCAATACATTGCTTACAGAACCATTGGTTGTATTCATTGAGTTTAGGATGCCAATTCCCAAATCATTTTCTAAAGCAAAAGTCTTGAGCTGCCAATGTGGTGAAACTGTTCCGACTGTTAAACCAGATGCAGACAATCTGGCTAAAACAGTTTTAGATGCGATGAACAAAACTGTGTATAGAGATGACAGCCAGATAGTTGATTTGATTGTTCGTAAAAGATATGCCGACAAACCTTGCACAATTGTTTCAATAAAAGAATTTAAGAATCAGGGTAATTACTACTTGTGAGGTAGTTACTTTTTTTGTAGTATGTAGTTGTAGTAATTTTAAACATGGAGAGGTATATGAAATCAAAAGATGAAGTAGTTGTAAGTATTTTGAATCACCCAAGAAACAATCCTGCTTTATTTAAAAATGTTTTAGAAGCTTTAAATCAAGTATCACCAGATGATCTGGAAATACTAGAAGATTATTTAAGTCAACGAGAGTTCAAATTGTTTGGCTTAAAGGTTTATGCCATGAGCATTGACTATCAAGAAAAAGTAGCAGAAGAAGTTGCACAGTATTATTTTAATCAATCATTAAATGGGGAGTTGTAATCATGAAAACTTATGCAGACTTGCGGTCAATCAATGTCAATGAACATACAGAAAAGAAAGGTAATCTAACCTATCTATCTTGGACATGGGCAGTAGATCAGTTGTTAATCAATGATCCTACAGCTACTTGGCAATTCCTAGAACCCATTGTTTATAACGATACCATGATGGTCAGAACAGAAGTTTTTGCTTTTGGCAAAACATTAGGTATGCAGTTACCAGTAATGGACAACAGAAACAATGCTATTAAATCGCCAGATGCACGGAAAATTTCCGATTCACAAATGAGGTGCTTGGCAAAAAATATTGCTTGCTTTGGGATTGGACTTTATATTTTTGCTGGATCAGATCTTCCCGAAGAAGATGCTCCTGATCTTACTGCACAGGCACAAGAATGGGTTGAATCCATCAAAGAATGTAAGACTATGGATGACCTTAAAAAAGAGTTTGGATTTGCTTATAAAGAATTAAGTAAAGATAAAAATGCTCTTGACATGATCTCTAAAGCTAAAGATGCCCGTAAGTTTGAACTGGAAAAGCAATGAACAATGAACCAGTAAAGAAGTTTATGGACAAAATTACGGACACTTCTGAAATTCCGTTTGCTATGGCTACGCTTGATAAAAATGGCAATATAAAAGAATTTGGTCCTTATCAGATAGATTTTGCCCATGAAATACCACATATTCCACTCTACACCCATCCAGCAAAAGATAATTATAGAGAAACCCATGAAGGATTTTCTACTGTTATTGATGCTACCCACATCCAGCAAAGACACTAACAGATGAGGAAATAGACAATATTTACGAAGAATTTTTTGGATTTAAACCAAAGAACAAATATGCGGTTGAATTTGCTAGAGCAATACTAAGAAAGGCACAAAACAAATGATTGAACAGGGAACTCCTGAATGGCATGAACTCAGAAGGGGCAAAGTAACCGCTTCTAGGGTTGCCGACATCATGGCTAAAACCAAAACTGGAGCATCTACTAGCAGAGCAAACTATTTGGTTGAATTGGCTTTGCAAAGAATTACTGGGACAGTTGAAGAATCTTTTAGCAACACAGCAATGCAATGGGGGACAGACAATGAACCGTATGCACGAATGGCTTATGAAGCTTCCGCAAATGTATTTGTTGAACAAGTTCCTTTTATTGACCATCCTAGCATCCCTTTGTTTGGTTGCTCTCCTGATGGGCTTGTTAGTAGTGATGGTGGCTTAGAAATAAAATGTCCTTATCAATCTGCTATTCATTGGGGATATGTAAAAGCTAATGAATTACCAGCAAAGTATATTTATCAAGTTCATACACAAATTATGTGTGCTGAACGAGATTGGTGGGATTTTGTTAGTTTTGATCCTAGGATGCCAGAAAGAAGCAAACTGTTAATCAAACGGGTATACCGGGATGACAAGTTAAATGCTGAGATTGAAGCTGCTGTTAAACAGTTTTTAGAAGAAGTTGAGAAAGAAGTTGAGCTTATGAAAGGCAAGCAATGACAACAAAGAAAAACTTATCTGCTGAAGATAGAAGAAATATTTCTTTAGTAAAGATGGAGCTTGTAAAAATGGCTCATGTCAATATTAAAAACATTTTTCCTGCATTGGGAACTGGATATACAAAGCCACCTAAAAGTGGTAGTCATACCAAAAAAGGTTCTGGTCGTAAACATTTACAAGGGAGTAAATCATGAGTGGCGTAAACAAAGTAATTATTTTGGGAAATGTTGGTAAAGATCCTGAAACTAGAGTTACTCAAGGCGGTGATGGCGTTACCAATATTTCAGTTGCCTGCACAGAAAAATACAAGGACAAACAGGGTGAGCAAAAAGAAATTACTGAATGGGTCAATGTTGTATTTTTTGGAAAGCTTGCTGAGATTGCAGGAAAGTACATTAAAAAAGGATCTCAGGTTTATGTTGAAGGAAAGCTTAAAACTGAAAAATATGCGGACAAAAATGGAGTGGAAAAGTATTCTACTAAAGTAATTGCAAGCAATATGCAATTAGTTGGTGGTAAACCTAGTGCGGATCAAAGTGCTGGGGCTGTTGTAAAGAACTCTGGTGCTGGTGCTGGAGATATTCCTGATGATGACATTCCCTTTTAAGGAGTTATGAAATGAAAAAGAAAATTGTATTAGCGGCTTTGGCTTTTTTTGTGGTTGGTTTTGCGGTAGCTCAACACGCTAACTGTTGGCAACAATATGTTTGTGGTGGTGCAGGTTGTCAATGGGTAACCATTTGCCGTTAATGAATAACTCTGAACTGTTCAAGCACCAATGCTCAGTACGCTACTTATGTAAATTAAGGGCTGAGATGGGCTTGAACAAATTCAGGGTCTATGTTTCAAGCGATCAAATACAAAAGTTATGGAATAAGTTAGCAGATGACTTCACCTATCAATGGATGAAGGGTAATCGAGGTAATCATGGAGATTGGCGATGAAACAATTTTTTATACTTGCTCATGAATTAGCAAGGAAAAATGCAATGCAAGCAGTATTAGAAGCCCCCACAGGGTATGCAGTAGAGATTAGACCTAAGAATAGAACCTTAGATCAAAATGCAAAGATTCATGCCCTCATACAAAGAATAAGCCAAGTAATAGTATGGGCAGGCAAATTACAAGAAGTAGAAACATGGAAACGCCTTTTGACAGCAGCTTGGCTCAGAGCAAGGGGTGAACCTGTTGAAATGTTACCAGCTATTGATGGCTATGGCGTTGATGTGGTATTTAGACCTACCTCAAAGCTAACAGTTGAGGAGATGTCAGAGTTTATTGAATATGTTCAGGCTTGGGCTGTAGAGCAGGGTATCCAAGTTGAATAAGGCAGAGAAACAACACTATGATAAATTGGCAAGATATGGCTGTGTATTATGCGTGTTCCTCGGTTACGGAGAGGGAACTCCTGCTGAAATCCATCACATCAGGAGAGCAGGTAAAAGGGATAAAGCACCTGTCATCCCCCTCTGCCCAGAACACCATCGTGGAAATACCGGTATTCACGGACTTGGGCGTAAACAGTTTGAACGCACATACGGGATCACCGAGGAAGAATTACTTGGACTTGTTCAGGAAAGAATCCAATGAATGAGATCCGTTTAACGAACTCGCAAATCATGATGGTTGCTCAAGCTGGCGTAATGCGACATCTACAGTTTTTGGGTAGATCCGCCAGACCGATGTATGGTTTGGATGCGAACACAAAATGGGAGTTGCAAATCGAAGGTGCTTTAAGTGAGTATTCACTAGCAAAGTTCCTTGGAAAGCATTGGGATGGCGTTGGAACTGCTGGTGGTGATGACTTAAAAGAAGAAGAAGTCAGAGTAACCAAATATGACAATGGTCATTTAATCTTACATCCAGCAGACAAAGATCATAAAAGATATTGGTTGCTTACTGGTGAAAATGGTAGATATGTTGTGAAAGGTTTTCTTTTGGCATGGGATGGCAAACAAAATAAATACTGGGTAGAAAAGAAAGAAATTGGAAAAGATGGAAAAGAAAGAGATAGGTCTTGTTTTATGATTCCACAAAAAGATTTGCAAAACCCAAGCGATTGGGTATTATGTAAATAACTCAAGAAAGGAGTTTGTATGGCAACAGCTAAAAGAAATGATTCAGGAAGTATCAAATACACCAACCTATCTGAAGCGGCAAAACAGTTGGGCGGTGTTGGTGGGAAATCAAATTCCCCTTCTAAACAAGTTGCAAGTCGTAACAACGGTAAGCTGGGTGGTAGACCAGCAAAAAAGTAAAGGAGAATTTTATGAGTGATGCCATAAATCAATATGTTTGGACAGCAAGTGGTACAAACATTGAAGAACGCTGGAAACAACATGGATGGATAAGACCATCTGATCTTCCTGAATACAAAGCTAAATGGAAATATTTTCAAGAACTGCCGTTAAGAGGTTTAGATGACAGAGCTAAAGAAGAATATGAAAGAGTTATGAAAAAAGCTAAAGTAGTGAGGATCAAATGAACATATCTGAAAACTTAATTAAAGCCAGAAAATTAATTAATGAGCTAGAAAAATTAAATGCCAATCCTGACCTACAAGGTAAAAAACAATTGTATGATAAAGCTATTGAATTAGATATAGTTGTTCAACAAATCATTATTGATACAGCAGACTACGCATGACTACATTTACAACAGACGATAGAAAGTTGGCTGAATCTGAGCCAGTTCCTTTTTTTGGTTGGATTGATAAAGAAGATACTGAAATGATGCTTAGACAACAGCTTCAGGTCATGCAAGCTGAAATCCAAAGGCTTAGAAAAAAACTTTTGGATAATGGTATTTATGATTAACGAAACCCTTTAATTCCTTTCAACTTATCTTCAAGCTCTTGACCTTCTCTGCACTCAGCAGAACAAAAGCTACCTTGTTCTATTACTTCGTTGCAGTAACGACAGTAACCAGTATAGGTAGCTTTCTTTTTATCTCTAATGGTTTTTATTGCCCAATCTCTATGCAATTCTTCTAAATCAGTTGCATCATCAAAAACATCAGGCATATACCCTAGTTCCTTGTTTATCAATAATTAAAGCTTGATGCCTTGGTTTATCTTCTGGATGACTAGGAACACTTATATGTGTCCACCTGTCAAATTCACGAATAACTTGGTCATATCCAATACCAGAAGCAATAACAGTTTTTACAACTTCATCTGGTGTCATATTTGGAACACGGATGTCTGCAGCGCATCCAATACGATGCTGACTAGAATCTTTTGAACCAACAGCATCATTGACAAGCTTACAACGGAAAGCAGAATTAACCATAATAGGTTTTCCTCCCAAAACTGTTTTAACTTCTTCAAGAAAATTAGCAAGTCTTTTAAGGTTATCCATTTCATTTGTATTAGGGGTATTGTCAAATTCTCTATGATCAGTATGCGTTAATTCTTCAAGAGTAAAGTGTTCACTTAGATTCATTTTTTGATCTCATATCAATAATTTTTTCAAGGGTTCTACCACCGAAATAAAATGACATAATGAGCATACCCCATTGACCTAATAATTCTACATATTTTTGATTTGTATCAATGCCAAAAGCTGACATCATTGCAAATACAAAATATCCAGCCAAAATTGCTATAAGCGTCATAGGTCGAATGTTTTTACTAAGCCAACTATCACTAGCCATATCAGCTTGTTGGCGTTTAGTAAGCTCTTGTTGTTCTGCTACATCAGCTTGAATATCAGCCAATTTTCCTTCTTGAGCTAATTTTGCAAGATCTAATTGAGCTTGAGCTTTTGCTTGTGGGTCAGGAATTAACTTATCTACAAGCTTCATTCCTACTGCAACTATGTCATCTATTCCAAACATTATTTTCTCTCAATAGCAGTTTCATTGTCACCTTTGCGAACAATAACTTTGTCACCCTCAACTTGAACGCTCATAGGATCTCGATCTGCCATTCCATCTAAACGATGAATAAGTTCTTTCATAATTTCAAACTCAGGCTTTTCTTGTTTTGGATTAGCTCCAGCTACACCATTGAGCATAGAAATAAGAGCTGTTAAAGAAGCACCAAGTAAACCCATTACTGCAGCCATTTTTCCTTCTTCTAGCACTACTGAAGCACCAACACCCATTGCTACAATTATGGTGATATATATTAATCCGTGTCTACCAATAGCTTTTCCTGCTACTTCTTTAGCAGTTTCAATATATGGTTGTTCATTGCTCATATTTATTCCTTTATTGCTTTTTTTTAACAGTTTTAACAATTTTTTTAATTGGAGTTGTTTTTTTAACAAGTCTATTTGTTGCTTTTTTAACTGTTGTTTTCTTTTTGACAATAGGAAAATCTGAAACGGCAACTGATTCAGGCTTTTTACGAAGCAATGCACAAAGTTTTAAAAACATTATCTATCTGCCTTTTGGTCAAGTTTGTCAGAAATTTTGTCTAGTTTTACAAAAATAGTATTAGCAACCCTATCAAAATCATCTCGTTTTACATATTGTCCTGCAACAAGAACTTCAATACTACTTACTTTATCTGCAAGCTCTTTATCAGTTCTTTTTAATTCTTTATAAGAATCCCACATAACTTTAAGAACAAACCCAAATCCAATATTAGCAAGACCAAATACCCAGTTTAAAAAAGACTGATCCATACATTAATCCTATAGCGAAATTAAATAAATTTAATCACTTCATCTGGGTTCACAAACTTATTAGCATCATGCTCAGTAAAATCCCACCATAGAAACTGATTTTTAGCCAAATATACCCTATTTTTTAATAAATTGATATTCTCTTTATGTCCAAAAATAAGAGGATCTGAAACAGACCAAAGAACAATTCCCGGTTTTTTACAGTCCCATGCAAGATGTTGAAAAAAACTGTCCACACCAATCCAAGTTTGACATTCATCAATTAAATGTCTAAGTTCTAATATGGATAAATTTTTACGAAAATCTGGAACTAATTGCTTTTCACCTTCTACGCCAATTTGTATAATAGGCTCATCTATTAAAGATATTAATTCTTCCCAGTATGG